GCTGATGGTGTGGTCGTTAGAGGTGCAGGAGCGCACAAGAGTGGGACGATCATTATTCACAGGGGAACAGCTCAAGTTCCCAGCTTTTCAGTTGTTGGTGCACCTCCAGTCTTTTCAGCCCGCCTTGCCTCAATTACTCAACCAGTTGTTCCTTCAGGATCAAGATCGTTTACGGTTGACAGTGTTACCTCACTTAAACCAAATGAAGAGTATATCATCCAAACCTCCACTACACCAGTTGGCATTGATGCAATGCAGTTGGCAAATGGGTGGTTGAATGCTACAAAGACTAGCTTGCTGCTTGATACAACCGCACGACTAGAAAGGAAAATCACTTCGATTAACACTTCTACGAGAGTTGTTCAAATAGAAGGCTCCACAGCTAACCTACTTAACATTGGTGCAAAAGAGCATACGGCAGAGATTCTCAGAGTCACAACTGAAAGGAGGCGGCAAAGGATCGGCATAGAAGATCTCATTTTGTATTCGACTTATGATAAAACAAAAAGAGATACGGCTAATCCTGGAAATTATCCGATTGATACTGACCACGCTTGGGAAGGGATCTCCTTAAGAGACGTAAAGAATTGTTGGGTTAGAAGAGTCCTTGGTTTTCATTACGGCCTATCACTTGTAACAGTTGGGTCAAAGGATTCCCAAAGTGTAACAATAGAAGATACTGCCCTTATTGATTCTGTTGCTAGAGATACCCTGCATTTCCATGCGGGTTTCCAAAAATACCAGTACAACATGAATGGCAGCAGAATATTAGTGCAAAGAAGCTACGGTAGATATGGAAGACACCCTTTCATCGTAAATGGTGCTGCTGCTACAAACGTTGTCTTTCTTGATAATGCTTGGGATAAGGGGCATATCGCTAGCGAGCCTCACCAGCAACTCTCTCAAGCCGTCCTTTTTGATAATGTTTGTGGTGATAGTGGGTTTAAGTTGAATCGAGCCCGTGCTAAGGAGGGCACTGCTGCCGCTCCAAAAGCTGGGCAGGGCCAACGTGCTATTGCTTGCACCATGTGGAATCTGGTAGTTCAAAACAACACACGGAATTGGGAGCCAGACTACTTCCTAAGTAGTGGTCGATTTGGCCGTGGCCCAAATTGGGCAGTAGGTCTTAAATCCAACAGCCGACAAAAAACGGCGGGGGTGCCCCTCTACCAGACTCCTGCAACTGAACAGGACCCAGGGCACCCATCAGAGGCTTCCTACATGGAGGCTTTAGGGGCAGAGGTTTACCCTCGCTCGCTCTATCTGACTCAACTCCGCATACGTCTAGGTGCTGCTGCTGTAGAGGCTATTACAACTCCAGCCCAGCGGACAGATGTTCCCCAGACAGTTTCAGGACAGTTGCGGTCTAAGTTCGCCACTATTCCTGAATATTCGGATCCTGATACTTTCCCAACATGGCTACCATCCACAGTTTGGTTTTAACAATGAAGCATTTTAAATGTGGCAAACCCCATGGGGGCAAGGGCCACGGCACCAAGAAAGGTAAGTAGAGCGACTTCAATACCGGGAGCAGGACACCTCAGAGTCGGATCCTGTTCTCTTTGGCCTAGGGCCGGCCACGGCCGATACCCCGAAGCCATTTGACGGTGGGAGAGACCACAACAATCCGCCCATATCTTCGATCGATCGAGGGAACCGTACACCCTCTCAACTAATCAAGTGGCAAACGTTAATCAAACAGTACTCGGTACACTCAATAAGGCCGTAACGTCCACCAGTGGCGCTAATGCCTATGATACTAAATACGCAACTCAGCTTAAGCTCTTTTCTGGAGAGCTGTTTAAGGCTTATGAGTCTGCGACCATTTTTAAGGACACCGTACAGAGCCGCACCCTGCGGAACGGCAAGTCCATGCAGTTCATCTTCACTGGCCGCATGGTGGCTGGTTACCACACCCCTGGGACCCCGATCCTGGGCAGTGGTGATCCCCCTGTGGCAGAAAAGACCATCATCTGCGACGACCTGCTGATCTCCAGCGCTTTCGTCTATGACCTCGATGAGGTGCTGACCCACTACGACCTTCGCGGAGAAATCTCCAAGAAGATCGGGTACGCCCTGGCTGAAGCCTATGACAAAAAGATCGCTCGTGTGATCGCTAAGGCCGCCCGTGAAGCCCATCCCATCACTGCTGCTCCTGGCCCTGAGCCCGGCGGTACTGTGATCCAGCTGGGTGTTCAGAAAGAGTATGACGCCCAAGCTATTGTGGATGCCTTCTTCGAGGCTGCTTCCATCCTGGATGAGAAGAATGTGCCCAAGCAGGGCCGCACGGCGGTACTGGCTCCTCGCCAATACTACGCCCTTGTGAGCCAAGTTGACACCAACATCCTGAATCGTGACTTCGGCAATAGCCAGGGTAACCTGAACAGTGGTGAAGGCCTCGTCAGCATTGCTGGTATTAACATCAGGCGTTCCAACAACCTGCCTTTCCTGGCTGGTACTGTGAACTCTGTTGTTGGTGAAAACAACGACTACTCTGGTGCATTCTCTACCCACTGCGGCCTGATCTATGGTCGGGATGCGGCTGGTGTTGTGGAAGCCATTGGTCCTCAAGTTCAGACCACTGGTGCTGATGTGAAGGCACTCTATCAGGGTGATCTGATCATCGGCCGTATGGCCATGGGCTGCGGTACTCTCAACCCCGCTGCTGCCATCGAGCTGCAGTCTGCCCGTTCATAAGGAAATCTGATATGCCGCTTACTCCTGGCGTGTCGGAGCTTGTAACCCTTGGGGGTGCGGCAGCTGCGCCGAATACCCCCAACGGCAAGCTCTTCGGCACTGGCAAATCGGTAAAGTCCATCACTCTCAATCCATTTGGTCCCCTCGAAGCAGGACGGACAGTGGTTGCTGGTGAAGGCATCGCCCTCAAAAAGAGCCTGGGCTCTTCCATCTCTGGTTCCACTACTGCCTAATTACTATGGCTGGCTATACAACTCGCGCCGATAACGGCGAAATTATTTTTGACAATGCAATTCTCCAGACTCAAATTCTGGAGGCTGATGCAACTGTTACGAACAGCGCAACGCTGGTAGCGGTTCCTTCTTTCACTGTTCCTGTTGGGAAGTATGAGCGCTATGTTCTGCGCTACAACATCTTCCTCAGCACTACTTCTTCTGGAGACCTTAAGTTCAACGTGGATGTTCCCGCATCCCCGACCCTTTTCCGGGAAGTTTGCTGGTCCCAGGGTGGTTCTGCTACGACGATCGTTGCTGGTGGCGCTACTGGCGCTGCTGTTGCCACCGCTGAGGGCGACCTCACCGTTCTTGGTACGGGTGCTGAAGGATACATCCTGGCCAACGTGCTGCTTGTGAATGGTGCTAACGCTGGTAACGTGGTCTTCTCGTTTGCTCAGAACAGTGCCACCTCCGCTGAATCTGCCATCATCCGTGCTGGCTCCTTTGTCGAAGTCCGTAAGTTCTAATCATGGCTGCTGCTAACTCCCAAGGCGTCTGCACGACTGACGCTGAGCGCATCTCTGTGGCCAAGACCAAAACCGGTTCCTCTGGTACTGACTCAGCAGTGAAGTCTGTCACCAAAGGCCTGCGTCTGGCTTATCCCGCCATTGAGTGCAATATCACCAACGTCTGATTGACGAATCACTGGGGCCCTCCGGGGCCCTTTTTCTCCCTTCCCAAAATGACCGTAATCCCATCAACCGTTTCTACGATTGAGCTAGATGCTCTGAACAAGGTGCTCGGCTCTGTTGGGCAGGCTCCAATCACAACCGTCGATGTTACAAATCCTGACGCTGCGATTGCCTGGGCTACCTTGCAAGACTGCAACCGAGAAGTTCAGGCAGAAGGTTGGAACTTCAACCGACAGCGCCAATATCCACTCACAGCTAGCAGTACAGGGATCCTTACCATCCCTTCAGAATTCCTTTATGTCAGCCTGTCAGATACTCCTGCGAATCGTGGGATTGATGTCACTGTGCGGCAATCAAAGCTATACAACTTGGTGGATCACACCTTCACCTGGACTGCCAATGAGACCTATTTGGTGGACATCGTAGAGCAGTTGAGCTTTGAAGATCTCCCTATTCCTGCGAGGGAATATATCATTGCCAGAGCGGCTGTCCAATCGTCTTACAAGATCGTTGGTGACCAGGCCCTATACCAAATGCTACAGCAGAAAGAAGCCTTCTCCAGAAGCTCTCTGACCACCTACGAAGCCGAGCAAGGGAACTACTCCATGTTTGGGTGGAAGCTTGGTGAGAATCTCTATGATGCCTACCGACCCTTCAAAGTCTTAACACGATAAGCGAGCTCGCGAGCGACCCCCATGGCTACAGTCACACAAAAGATTCCAAACTACCTAGGTGGTGTCTCACAGCAGGCCGAGGAGTTGATGCTTCCTGGCCAGGTACTAGAAGCCCTTAATGCGTATGCTGATCCTGCTTTAGGCCTGGCCAAAAGGACTGGACTAGAGTTTATTAGTGACCTTCGAAATACTACTAACACCTCTGCTGTATCTCCAAGCAATATCCTAAGGTCTGCAAAGTGGTTCCCTATCTTTTTGGGACCAGGTGCTAACTTCTTTGGGTGCGTAGGAACCAATGTAATTCGTGTGTTTGGTGAGAATGGTGTAGAGCGTACGGTCAACACTCCGGCTGGTACTGGGTATCTCAGCACCATTAGTGATCTTACTGGCGTCTCTGTCCTTACAGTTAATGAGTTCACCTTCATTGCAAACAAAAACACAGCAGTAACTGCCCGTACTGCTCCAAGCTTTAATGCCAATAGGGTCGCTACAGTAGTTATTACTGAGGTGCATTACGGGGCCCAATACACTTTGGATTTCAGGTTGTCTGGCTCAACAACCACTATCACCTATACCACCTTCAATGCCGAAGCAGCGATTACTACCCCAGGGCAGACTGAACGAACAGTGACCGCCAGGCAGATCCTAGTGGGGCTTCAGGCCTTACTTCCTGCTGGTTATACCGGAACTATCATAGGCAATACGATGCAGATTGTCCGGAACACTGGTGTTCTTGACTTTACCTGTACGGCATCTGGTGCCTTAAGTGGTGTTGGTCTCTATGTCTTTCAGGATACTATTTCTGACATTTCTAAACTACCAAGCAAGGCTGCTGATGGCAGATTAGTCAAGGTCATCAACTCAGACTCTGGTGAAGATGACTACTATGTAAAGTTCATTGCTAACTCTTCAGGGATTGGTAGTGGCGATGGGTACTGGACGGAATGGGTAGCTCCTGATGTTAGCCCAGGCTTGACCCTCAACACTATGCCGCACGTTTTAACGTACGACTCTATCACTGACCAGTTTACTTTTAACCAAGTAACCTGGGTAGATCGGTTGGTTGGAGATAATCAAACCAATCCCCACCCCAGTATCGTTGGGTCAACCGTCAAGAGCATGTTCTTCTTTAGCAACAGGCTTGGCTTCCTGACGGAAGAGACAGTGGTAATGTCCCAGACGAATGATTTTTACAACCTCTACGCTAACTCCGCCATCGCTCCAGTTGATACTGATCCGATCGACAGGTCGGTTAGTAGTCTAACGACGGTGCGGCTGAGTGCCATCCACCCAACCCCACAGGGTTTGATTATATTTGGTGATAATCAGCAGTTTTTGATGGAGGCTGAAGGCGGCATATTCACGCCCAGCAACTCAAACATCAAGTCTATTGCAAACTATCAACTTAACCCAGACGTTGCCCCGGTTGACCTTGGAACCACTGTTGGTTTCCTTTCAATTTCTGGTGCATACAGTAGGTTCTTCGAATTCCTCAGCAGGGGCCAGAACGAACAGCCAGAGATCTTGGAATTAACTAAGATTGTTCCTGAGTGGATCCCTAGTTCGATCAATACGATTACGGGAAGCCCACAAGCAGGCTCAGTAGTTATGGGCACAACTGGTACTGGAGGGGCTTCAGGGATTGCTGGGTCTTATGTGGTGTACGTGTTGCGGTTTTGGCAAGAAGGAAACTTAAGGTCTCAGGCATGGACTCGATGGGAATTCCCAGAACCAGTCATGATGCTTCATCTGGATCAGGAGACGCTTTGGGTGATTACAGATGGAGATCGCACAACTGGACCTGATGCTTACTGTCTCTGTAAACTAAACCTCAACCAACAAAGCGCTTCGGACTCTGATGTTAACTACACCTTTGTCCCTACTGGTTTGAGCTTTACTGGTAAGGTGCTCCGGGCTGAGCCTAGAGTGGACTACTGGATCAAAATACCTTCTGCAGACTTAGTCTATGATTCGGTGAATGACCTAACAAAGGTTTACCTGCCTACCAAGTACAGGCCACCAACCCCAAGTACACTATCATCCGCAGCCTACGGGCTTTCCAACGTTGTCTTGACATCTAATCCTGTTGGAAATGAAGTAGATGCTGGCATCCAGAAAGAGGCTGTAGCAATCGACCTACAGACTGGAGGTGCTTTCAATGGCCGATACTACTTAACAGTTCCTGATATTGATTTAACAACAACTAATGGAACCGTTCTGTATGGATATGTATATACCTGCGGTATTGAGTTACCGCGTACATACTTCCAAAGGAAGGAAGAGGCTGCTGATTACACAGCATCTCTAACCATTGCAAGGCAACGGTTTGTGTTTGGGGTAACAGGCCCTATGCAATTCTTTTTAAGAGCTAGAGGCCGTGCAAATTTCACAAAAGTACAAGCAGTCCCATCGGCTGACTATTATATTGCCAACACTGTCCCCATGACTGACAGTGCTGTTTATACCTTACCAATACACCAGAAAAATGATAACTTCAGTGTACGGATTGATTCCCCAACTACCTTCCCAATGACACTACTGTCTTCATCTTGGGAGGGCAACTACGCCCCGCGCTTCTACAGGAGGGTCTGACAAATGGTCGCAGGTCTTATTGCCGGTGTTGCCGGTATCGCTGGTGGCCTTCTCTCTTCCGGTGCGCAAGCTTCAGAAGCACGCAAGGCGAGGGCCGCAGAACAAAAGAGGATTGAGGCCCAATACAAATACGATACGTCGGTAGATAACTTTAACTGGAAGCAGACAGAGCGCCAATATAAGTTTGCTAAAAAGGAAACAAAAGTAGCCAGGCAGAATCAGGAGAACAACCTCCGCTATCTGGAAGACACAGCTGCCAGGGATTATGGCTACACCCTGGCCATCAGAAACTTCGAGTATGCGAATCAGGTCCGGGCCTATAACCAATCAGAGAAGGTTTATGGTGATCAGCGGCGGCTCAATGCCATCGCGTCGCAGGATGCCTTAAATGCTGAAAGTAGGCGTTACAACGAACTGATCAAAGGAATGTCTTTCCAACACCAGGACATGCTTGTAAAAGGACTCCAAGAGGCTGGGGCTGTAGAAGCCAGAGCAGGTCAGGGTGTATCAGCAGGACGCCTCACAGGCGGTGTAATGGCCAGCTACGGGCGGAATCAGGCAATCATGGCAGCAAACCTTCTAAGTGCTGAACGGGAAAGCCTTGCTAACGAAAAGCAAGTCTACAACGACCAGTACCAGGCTGACTTCGCTGCTGATGCACGTCGGATGCTTTCCCCCCTTCTAGCCCCCACACCGATGGCTCCGTTGTCGATGCCAAGAGCAACGCTGTTGGATCCATTAAAGCCTGAAAGGGGCCCTGCGCCGATGAAAGGCACTAACACTGTCAGAACACCATCTGGCTTAAGTATCGCTAATAACTTCCTCAACGCAGGATTGTCAACATTCGCTGCCTTTGGTGGCAGATTCTAACTATCTAAAATGGCCGAGCAGATTGAATTTCGTGGGCAAGCTCGCGAAAGAGGGTTTAATCCCGTACAACTAAGCACAGGCAAGATTGATTCTATTCTCCAGCAAGGGGCGGGGCTGTCACGACAGCTCCGTGAGAATCAAAACATCGAGCAAAACAACCGCAACGCTTTCCAGGCTGGCCAAGAGGCTGCACAACGCCTGGAAGCGGCTAATCGCGGGCGCAACTTTGAGCTAAGTGAGTCTGCCAAGGCAGCCGCCCAGAGAGCCACAGAGCAGAACCTTAGGACCAGGATTGCAAACGCTGAAGGGGTGATCAGGAATCAACCAAATGATGGTGTTATGCCGCTTTTGGAGTCCCTCAGCAAGTTCTCTGCGACTATTTATAAGCAGATTACCGAGCGAAAGCAGGCCCAAGAGCAGGCCGACATGGAGCAGGGGTTTGCTGACCAGTACCTCCTTGGGCAGCAACCGCAAGACGCTGCTCTTGTGGAGCAAGGTGTGACCCAACTCCGTCAGCAAGACGAAATCATGCAGCGAACCGCTGACGATCTTCGGGATGCTGGAGCACAGCCAGAATCGGTCGAGGCAGTTAGGAAACTGTCGAAAGGCTATGAGCTTGGAAGGGCCTTAGCACGCAGCAACATGGCTGTGGCTCAATGGCCCCGCACATTGCAACAAGCCTACGAACAAGACAAGACTGAAATCCAGTACAAGTCACCCGCCACTGGTGAAGTCAAGATCATCACCCCAATGACCGCCCAAGGTCCAGACGAACTGGCAGCCGTCAATTCTGTTTTATTTAGGAAGTTCATCAAGGATCAGGGCTTACTGGGAATGAATCCCAAGTTTCTGGGTCCAGCACTACAGAAGATGCGAGAGGCTGAGGATGCCATCCTTAACCGGGAGCGTGAACTCTTTGATAAAGCCCGCGATGATGAAAGGACTTCTGAAACTTTCTTCCAACTTGATGCTGCACTAGAAGCTGGTGGTGACCCCGTAGGCAGCCTTAAGGAGACGATGAGGCAGCTTACCCACCTTCGGGATGATAAGGGTGTCATTCGCCCTCTGAGGGCCTTCCAGATGACCCTAGAGCATCTCGTCAAGAATGGGAATATGGAGGCCTTGGATGCCTTGGAATCTGCTGAATCTTACCAACCTGGCAAGACCTACGGTGATTTAAGGAGCGCTGAATTCGCTGAAGCCCGACGCAAGATCAACACCCAAAAAGCCTCTGACGAGGATCTCCAAGACAAGATGGGAGACCAGGCCTTCGAGAACTGGTCTGACGAGACAATGAACGTCTTAAACTCCATCGAAGGTGGTGCCGATGATGCTCAGGTGGGTGAAGTAATTGAAGCATCTAGGCAAAAGTTTGATGGCAAAGTAGATCAACGGATCATCCAATACCAACAGAACTTAACCCTGCAGGCCCGGACTCTCGAAGAGTCAAGAGCCAATGTGGAAGCCCTGGCACAGGCAGGAGAGCTTACAATTGAGGAGCTTGACAGTGGGAAATACCCCCTTAAAGTTCGGTTTGATGCCAATCTACGTAAGATAGCTGAAGAAGGTACCAGGAAGGCTGAATCAATTAGCAAGGGCTTGAGAGATATATCCAAACCAGCCATCAGCGCCGCCCTACTGGCTAACGCCAAGATCACAGGCACTACGAATGTAAGGCCCGCATCGTTCTACTTCGCAGAAGCTCACGCCCTGCGGCAGTTGGACAAGTTGGCCACGAACTACATGAACGCCGGTAAGACTGCAGAGGATGCCTATGCCCAGGCTGGCCGTGATGTAGTGGCTCAGATTGAAACAGATCGTGAGGAATTGACTGGAAGAAAGCAGTTTGGTCCTTATTCGTTTAACGATGGGGAGTTTGGGCTCTTTTCCTCAAAAGCAAATCAGGCAGGTCAGTACAATATTGCTGCTAAGGATGTTCAATACACAGTAAGCCGAGTTAGGTCTGGTGGAGTATCAGCAATCAATACAGAAAAGCTGATACCAAAGCATATCCTAGAGCAGACTTCCGACCTAAAGGCACCTATTCCCCTCATTGCGACTTTGATTGCCAACTCACTACCCAAAGGCAAGTCAATGTCACCCTACGACATCATCAACGCCCAAAGGGCTTTACACGGTATGACTCCTAGAGAGCGTGATTTCGCAACACAAGAGATAGAATCCTCTGGAGATCCCCGATTGAGGGAGCTTATTAACCGAGTACCGACTGGCGCTAGATCCTCTAGGGCGGTTATTGGTGCCGGGCAGGTAGGACCAGGTCAGGATCGACAGGCGATCGCCTTCATGGCAAAGCAATTAGGTGTTGATCCTGTTGATATGGCCACCTTTATTAACTATGAGACTGGTGGAAACCTTGTAAGCGGTGCTTATCGGCGCGGGCTTGATAGGTGGGGCGGTGATGGTGGGCAGTATCTCGGCTGGATTCAGTTTTCTCCTGATAATCAAAGGAAGTATGGGGTCCGGCCAGGCATGTCTCCAATGGAGCAGGCCCAAGCCGTGGTGAATTACATGAGGGCTTCAGGGGTTCGCCAAGGCGATGGCCTCCATGTTCTGTATCAGGCGGTTCAGGCCCCAGCCTATACGGCACAGGCCAGAGCAACTGGCAGGAACTTCTTGTCCGATTCTAATGGTCCTGTAGCTACACATGTTGCCAGGATGCAGAAGGAGCATCGCCCTCTTGCCGCCGACTGGCTCAGCCAAGGAGCAAGCCAGGATGGCTCTAGCAATCCCTACCGTGATGATCGCTTGATGTCCGCTTCGGCCAGACGACAGCTGTCGCAGGTCAGGATTACTAGCCTGATGGGACCCAGGGGGGAGCCGGTACCAGGTGCTTCGACAGATCACAAAGGTGTGGACTATGCCACTGAGAGCAACAGCAAGCTTAGCCTCAAGGTCCCAGGGACAGTCGATTATATTGGCAATGACCCGCGGGGTTACGGCAAGTTCGTGGACATCAGGATGCCCGATGGTGCTATTGCTCGATTTGCTCACCTCAACAGCATAAAGGTCAAGGTCGGCCAGGAGATTAGCCCCAGAAAAGTCTTTGCCCTGACTGGAGATACTGGTTCTTCTTCGGGGCCACACCTCCATCTTGAACGCAGGCTTAACGACAAACCTGTCGATCCGCGATCCATGGCTAACCAAATCTACGCCGATATCTAATGACAAGCTCATACATCCCTAGGGGCATGGTTCCGACCGGTGCCGGGGAAGCGCGGCGCGAAGCCGCAACACAGGAGGCCCTGGCTACATCAGAAGCTGTCTCAGCAGATGATCAGCTAAGGGCCCAGCAGGAGGCTCAAAGAGCCGAATTGGAGACCCAAGACGCTGCAGCGCAGGAGGGTCAACTCCAGCAGACTGAGAAAGCCGCTGGGTCCAAGCCTATGGGGGTTATGGAAAACCTGGCAGAGGCTGGCGGCGCTGTTGTTGGTGGTGTCATTGATGCTGCTGAATCAGTTGGTGGAACCACTGAAAAGCTCCTGACCGGTCAAATCGCAGACCCCCACTTCAAGCCAACCTGGCTTCAGGTGGCTGATGAGAAGGAGCCGCTTACCAGGACCGTTTGGGGTGGGTTGCTCCGCGGAATCGCTGAATACGGGACCCTAGCTGTCCTTACAAGACGGGCTGCAAGAGGGGCAAAGGCTATGAGGGTCCCAGGAGCCACTGCACTGTCTCAAGCCCTGAATACTGATAAGGCTGCCTCTAGGGGTGGCAAGCTTGTCAGGATGGCTACAAAGGGCGTCCTAGAGGGCGCTGCTGTGGACTTCATGAGCAGCTACAGCGAAGGTGAAACTCTTTCAAATAACTTGAAGGAGTTGATGCCGTGGTTGCCGACGCCACTGGCTATTGAGGATGACGATACTCCACTAGAGCGGAGGGCTAAAAATGTATTGGAAGGTGTTGGTCTTGGATTGGCTGGAGAGCTTGCCTTGGGCTGGAGACGCGCCAGCGTAGCCGCCAAAGGAGCAAAGCTGCCACCAGAGCCCAAACTTCAGCAGTATCAACAGCTGGAAAAGGATTACAAGAAAGCTCAAAAGGTCTTAACTGAAAAGGAAGCATCTTTTAAGGGTGGTCAAACACTGACTGCTGAGGAAAAGGCTGTCCTTCGGGCATCAGACCCTGACTACTCAGGAGCCGAGCAACTAACCAAGGCCATTAAGAAACAGTACACAGAGCTGGACCTTGAATTAAATCCCAAATCCAAGGGAGAAGCCAGGATTGCCAAAGACGCGGATTCCCGCCAGGCTAACTTTGATGAAAAGGTAAAGAACGTCCTGGCTGATGATCCTGAGGGACTAGAGCCCAACGCTTGGGTCAATTCCCCCCTCTTCGACCGCCCAGACAAAGCGCTGTTTACCCCAGGAACAGGGAAGGCATATTACAAAAATCTCCGTGATGCTTATATCATGGCTATGGACCCCACCCAAGCCAATGGCCGGAGGGTGGCGGTTTACACCGAAGCAGCCCTTGAAAAGCGTCTAGCTCAATTTGATCCAGATCGCCGCAAGATCATCCAAGAGGTGGCTAAGGGGATTGATGTTGAATTGAATGAAACACCGTTTGCCGAAGCAAAGCAGCTTAGGAATCTCTCCACTGCTAGGTATCTCGATCTCCTTGATGAGGTTGTGGATAACCCTGACGATCTGGAGGGACTTAAGAAGATGCTTACTGAGGGCGCAGTGGACCCCAGAGATCGCACTAATGCGCTTACTGGCACCCAGGAGCGGTTCCTTGGTTTGGTCGATCACAGGGCCGTCGAAATGCTGATCCACACAACCGCTGGAGAGATCTCTGATCTTGCCACGGTGGCTAGGACCCTCGATGGTTCCATGGATAATAGCCGGTCGGTTGACGCCTTAGTTAACCGAATGAAGTTCATGCTGGCTGAAACAGCAAGAGCCAAATACATCAGTGGCTTTGACCTGCAAGGGCTGAAAGCGGATTCCGGAGCAATGCCTGCCCGTCTACAGCAAATTGACATGCAGGTTGATTCTTCTATGAAGGATCTTCGCATGATCTTCGACACCAACCCAGAGTTGGCCAGAGGGTTCCTTGATGCCGCTGTGCTTGCAAACGGCTCTCCAAAATCTCTCAACGAAATGTATGAAGTGCTTAAGAAGCGCTTCTCCATGCCAGGTTTTAAAGACTTCTTTGATGGGGCAGTTCCAGCAGAGGAATCAAATGAACTTATCAGGCAATGGCAGGCTGTATCTATTAATGGCATTCTAAGCGGGCCACGGACCCTTGCTAGGGCAACTCTTGGGGGTAGCCTTATGACTTACACCCGACCTGTTATGACTGCCCTAGGTGGTCTTGTTTCTGGTGATCCAAAAGGCTTTGCCTTAGGTCTATCCAGTATGGAAGCTGCAATGTCAGCAACCACAGAAGCTTGGAGAGCGGCCAGAAATACTATCATCACCAACATAAACGGTGAGATGAATGTCACTGGTAGTAGGGTTACTGAAGCGGTTGGTCGTTATGCTTCGAGACAAGAGTGGACTGATCTTGGGAGAATCATTAATGCTGGCCCTGATACGGCTCCTAAAGTCTGGTACCGCATCACTGATGCACTATTCAATTTCAATTCCTGGATAGGAGCAAAGTATCCCAACGTATTTATGCAAGGGCTGGATGACGGTACCAGTGTAATTATGTCAAGAGTCGATGCCAAGGTGAGAGCTTTTAGCAAAGCCTGGGATGAGACGGGTGGTAAAGATATGAAGGAGTTGGTTTCTAAGTACACCGATGAGTTTCTAGCCAATCAAAATCCACAGACTCTAAGCGATTACGCTAAAAGGATGTCAGAGGAAGCATCACTGCGTCTTCCTCTCCCAGAGTACATGAAGCGTCTGGAGCCTGCTTTTAACATCCCTGCCGTCAAACCTTTCTTTCTATTTATGAAGACAGGTGTCAACGCTCTTGAGCTTGTTAAAAAGCACACTCCAATCCTGGCAACCTTTTCTGATGAGTACCGTGATGTCATGGCTGCAACGTCTGACAATTTGGACAAGGTAAGGGTGTATGGCATCAACGACCCTGGCCAACTCCTTGAAGCTCAGATGCTGATGAAAGGTAGAATAGCTGCTGGGTATGTGGCTGTAGGTAGTGCAATTAGCCTTTACTTATCTGGAAAGCTTACTGGCAATGGTCCTATAGATCGAGCAGAACGGGACGTTTGGATGCAGACTGGCTGGAAGCCGAGATCATTTAAGGTGGGAGATACCTGGGTTGAATATACAGCCCTCGAACCCTTTAATAGTTTCCTGTCTACAGTTGCTGATATTGGAGATAACTCCAATAGCCTCAAAGAGCCTGGTACTGAACAGATGTTCCAGAAAGTCAGCTGGATGATAGCTCAAAACATCACAAACAAAAGTTTCCTGCAAGGGATAGTTGATCTTGGGGGTATCATTGATGCTGTCTCTAGTGGAAGCCTGGATAAGATTGGCAGCACTTTTGCCAATCAAATGAACTCCTTTATTCCCTATGCTGGCGCCCGTCGTGAGTTATCAAATATCATGAATCCTGGGATGCGTGAGTTAGATTATGATCTCCAATCAACCTTCCAGCGGATCCAGAACGCAAACCCATACTTCAAAGGTGAACTTCCTGAGAAGTATGACATTCTTGATGGTAGCTTGGTTGGCTGGACTCCTCCCATCCAAAGACTTATCAACTCTGTCTCCCCTCTTAGATTTACTGGCACTGATACTCCAACTCGCCAAACCCTTAGGGAAAGTGGGTATGAAGTAGTTAGAAAGTTCAAAACTGATAGCAACGGGAATAAACTTACCCCAGAGCAGCGCTCCAAAATGCAGTTCCTTATTGGTCAACAAAACCTAGAAGGACAGTTGGAAAAGTTGTTTGCTAAACCAGCCATCAAAGCTGAGATGGAATCCTACGCCAAGATGAGAGACATGGGAATTAAAAGTAGGGATGCTGATAAACAGTACGGGCTTGATGTCAAAGCCAGTAAGTTTTATCAAGCCATTGATACCCTATTTACCCAGGCCCAGAAGCGTGCAGAGGCCCAGCTCCACCAGGAGTATCCAAACCTCCGTAGGGCTGCTGTAGAGCGCACAGCGGTAGAAATACAACAGCAGGAAGGCAGACCAGACGCTGCTATTCAACGAATCCTTAACTACCAAAACAAATAAATGGCCGCCGTAATTGAAACCCTTTTCACAGGAAACGGGGTAACGACCTCATATGTCTTCACCTTTCCTTACCTGGATGATGGAGACATTAGGGTGTCCATTGACGGGGTACTTACTACCGCATGGTCGCTCACTGGACCTCAAACACTTCTATTTACATCTGCCCCAGCAAACGGGGCAAATATCAGGATTTACCGGGACACAACGGTAGATGCCCTCTATGCCACCTTCTCTTCAGGCTCGTCCATTAGGGCTGCAGACCTGAATGAGAACTATACTCAAGGCCTGTATTTGATGCAGGAACTGAAAGATGGAACAATTCTCTCTGATGGGCAAGTGCCCATGGTTGGAAATCTAGATCTGGGTGGATTTAGAATCTTAAACGTTGCCACTCCAACAGCAGGTACAGATGCCGTCAACCGCAACTATGTACAAGGCATTATTGCGGCTGGAATAGGTGATGGTGATTATGGGGACATCTCAGTTAGTGGGACTGGTTCTATCTGGACAATCGACAACAACGCTGTTGGTGCGAGTGAGCTAGCTGATAATGCGGTAGATACCAACGCCATCGTGAATGGTGCGGTCACTGCAGGAAAAACGACAGCCACAGCAAGTAACACAGCTAGTGAATTGGTTGTAAGAAGTTCTACTGGAAACATTGACGTCACCGCCCTTAATAATGGAAGATTCGGCATGATGACCCGGAACTTCATCATAAACGGGGCAATGAATCACTACCAAAGAGCTGCTGCAGCTACTGTAAGTGGAGCCTTTTCTTTAGATCGTTGGAAGAATGAAACTGTAACAACTGGGGCGATTAGTGTTTCTCAAGAAGCTATAACTGACTTAGATCCTGCAATCCAGCCGCACCCATTTACTGCAGCGTTGCGGATGCGCCCAACATCTGCAGATACTTCAATTGCAGCAAGCGAAGTTGCAGTTGTAACTCAAAACATTGAAGGTACTATTTTCGCTCCTGCTCAATGGGGGACTGCTGCAGCAAAGACAGTGACGCTGTCGTTCTATGTTAAATCAGTAATAACTGGAACTTTCGGTGTATCCTTCTTAAATTCTGCAATAAATAGATGTTATGCCACCACGTATACAATTAACGCTGATAACACTTGGGAATATAAAACAATCACAATTCCTGGAGATACTTCGGGAACCTGGCTAAAGGATACAGGTGGTGGAGTGGGTGTTAGATTCTGTTTTATGGCTGGATCTAATTTCCATACAGCTAGCCCTGGAGTTTGGGGATCAACTAACGTAACTACGACAAGTGCCCAAACTAATGCGTTGGCAGCAATCAATAATGATGTCTTCATTACTGGTGTCCAGCTTGAATTGGGGTCGATTGCAACTTCGTTTGAATCACTTCCCTTTGACATGGAGCAGCAACGTTGCTTCCGATACTACCAAAACCTTAGAGGCCTAGTCCTAACTTCAGCGACACAAGCCACTGTTTACTTTAAGGAAATGCGAGTTATGCCAACCGTCATAACAACTACTCCTGACTCAGGTTCAGGTGGGGTGTATGCAGGCTTAGGCTCTTCAAGTATATATCAAAGTGTAGGAAACTCTGTTGCTACTGGAGCTACTATCACAGTAAGTGCTGAACTATGAAATATAAACTAATGGACACCATTGTAGGTACAGGTAGCCATGTGTTTACCAGCGATGGTTCAATGATTCCCCTTACTGATGAGCAGAACGTCGACACTCAAGAGTACCTAAAGTGGCTTGAAGCGGGCAACACCCCAGATCCTGCAGATGATGAGCATCCTCATGAATGGATGCGGCGCGTTGGCACTCCTACTCCTAAAAAAGGACAGCGTGCTAGAAACCCAGATGGTACATTTAAGGCAGATAATCCGACTACGCCTAACATAAATGAAGCCTACAACTCTTAACAACCATGGACCCAATTACACTCTTTGGCATCACCCTAACTGGTGAAAGCATCTTCTTCTTTGTTGTCTTCCTTCTCTCTGAATGGCTTGGATCCAACCCTAAGCTGGCTGAGAATAATGTTGCTGGTCTTTTCATTCATCTCGTTAAATATCTGGCCCATGGCCGGACCGAAGATGACAAGATTAAAAAGATCCGTGACATCCTGAGCAGGTGAGAAACAATGAGCAATCTTCTCCCAGTAAATCAGTATTATTTGCAGACTGACTCAAAGACTGGCCATTCACGGCGGATGTGTTTTAGCTCTACCTGTGCCATGGCCGTCAAGTTTCTCAAGCCTGATGCCCTGATGGGGAGCAACGCAGACGATGATTATTTGAGAACAGTTCTGAAATACGGGGACACCACCATTACTTGTTCTCAACTTAAGGCTTGCAATGAATACGGCATCGCGGCCACCTACCGCCAGAGCGGGAATTTCACTGATCTCTTTCGAGAGATCGACGGCGGCTTCCCTGTAGCTGTTGGGGTCCTTCACAAGGGCTCCGTCACTAAACCACGTGGTGGTGGGCATTGGATGCTAATGATTGGCTACACATCCACTCATGGGGTATTTCACGATCCTTACGGGGAAATGGATATGGTTAACGGCGATTACGTTACTGTCGGCAGGGGTGGCAGGGGTGTGCATTACAGCCTCAAGAATTTTGGGCGTCGTTGGATGGTCGAAGGGCCTGGCTCTGGGTGGTTTATGACCTTTCGCAACGCAACTGATGTTTGAACCACTCTTGGGTCTTATTTCAGCCGTAACAGTTGCCATTAGTGGTTGGAATTGGAACCTTCATAGGGGAACTAACCAGAGAATTGCTGCAGTTGAACTTCGGCTTCATGCTCTGGAGCTGGAGGTCAATAAAGATTTCTTGACTAAGGCAGACTTCCGCGAAGTGATGGCAGAGATCAAACTGCACATGCTTCGAATTGAAACAAAACTGGATACTATCCATGAAGACCGGAACAAATAACGGCTCGAAAGCCACAGAGACTCAATTTAACGACCTACACAATCTAGTTACTGAAGAGCTAATTACAAGAGTTAAAACAGGAGCTACTCATCAAGAGCTGATGGCAGCCATCCAGTGGCTAAAAGCTAACGGGATTGATAGCCCTGCTAGATCAGGGTCTCCTGTTTCCCGCTTGGCTGACCTCCTTCCACTCATCGATCCAGAAGAAATTCAGCAAAAGGTTAACTATGGCTCCAAAGCCGTCTGAAAATCCTGGCCGTAGCGCCCGCTTCTACAGGGATAACCCTGAAGCTAGGGCCAAGAAGAACGCTGCTCAACGTCGTCGAAACAAACATCCTCTGGCCATTAAGTACCGTACTGAGTTGAAGGCTGAACGCCGAAAACGCAGGATTTATGGTAAGGGTGGAGACGACATGAGCCATACCAAAAGTGGCAAGCTAGTCGCTGAAGATCCTAAAACAAACCGAGCCCGTAATGGCCACGGCAAACGTGGTCGCCTAAAGTAACTCTACAAAGGTTCTCGATGGAAAGCCCCCAAGAAATGATGTTTTCACTGCAAGCATTACGCTCAAGTGATGCCAAACGGCAATGGCGGCAAGCAATCTTTCAACGGGACGGACACCAGTGTGTCTACTGCGGATCACCTGAAGACTTAACTATTGATCACTGCCACCCTAAATCGAAAGGGGGCCAAACTCTTTCTTCTAATTGCGTGACAGCTTGCCTTTCATGCAATAGAAGGAAGGGTAACATATTATTTTCTAATTGGATAGATGGCTTCTCGAATCAAATCAAAGCAAGCTCAAGCAAACAAGATGGTTGGACCTGGCAAGGGGAGGGCCGCCAGGCTACGTGCGGTCTCTAAGGTGCCTACAAGCGCCCCTAAGGCCCCCAGCAGCGTAAGTGGCCCTACCATGCCTAAGATGGGTCAAAAGGCCTTACAGAGGCTTCCAGGGGCCGCTGGTAAAGTTGCTGGTGTTGCTGGTAAGGCTTTGGGTGCAGTTGGGATGGTTGGGATGGCTGCAGACATCGTTGGCAAGCTGATGCAGACCTCCCCAGGACAGAAGGCCATCAACGCACGGATAGCTTCAAACGCATCTAAGACGGCTGAAGAAAAGGCCAACCCAGTCAAGGGGGGATTGACCGGAGATCAGCGCTTAAAGAATGCCAGGGCTGATCAAGCCCGCCGAGCGGAGAAGACTCGCATTGCCAAGTCTCCCGCCTCTGAACAGAGAATGGCCGAAGCTCCAAGCCAATCCAGTCCTAGCACTCCTCAACCCAGTCCTACTCCCCAAGCTAGTCCGAGCTCCCCTCAAAGAAGTTCACTGGGGGTTTCCAACCAACCAGCCCCAGAGCGAGCTCAAGCAGAAGCAGCAGGGCAAAGCAAGGACATGGATGAGAACTACGCGGCCTGGACAAAAGCAAATAGACGCTTAGCTGAAAAAGTAAAGCCTAACCAAGCTGGCTACGCTGCCATCCAAAAGGCCCTAGGCAAAAAGAAGAAGGACTAATCACCAACCTGTGGGCCCTTCGGGGCCCTTATTACTATGACAAAAGCCACCCTGCTGGAGGCAATGCAGCGGGACTTTAAGGTCTTCTTGAGAGCGATCTGGCGGGAGCTAAAACTCCCAGAACCCACCAGGGCCCAACTCGCAATTGCAGAATACCTACAACACGGACCAAAGCGAAAACAGATTCAAGCCTTCCGAGGAGTCGGCAAAAGCTGGATCACTGCAGCCTACGTCATCTGGCGCCTTTGGAAGGATCCAGAACGGAAAGTGATGATCGTATCAGCTTCAAAGGACCGGGCAGACGCCATGTCCATTTTTATCCAAAGGCTGATTATCGAAATTCCCTGGCTACAGCACCTCAAACCAAAAGAGGAGGGCCGATGGACGCGGGTTAGCTTCGACGTTGAATGTATGCCGTCTCAGAGCCCTTCTGTGAAGTCTGTGGGAATTACTGGCCAGCTGACCGGAGCTCGGGCAAACACAGTTATCTTTGATGACGTTGAGGTTCCCAACAACAGCCTCACCGAGATCATGCGGGAAAAGCTGATCCAGCTGGTTACAGAGGCCGAGTCGGTCATCATTCCTGAGGGCGACAGCGAAATCGTTTATCTCGGAACTCCACAAAGTCTCTTTACGATCTACCGCAAGCTGGCAGAACGCGGCTACCGGCCGATGATCTGGCCATCTAGGTACCCATTGGCCGAAAAGATGATCGGATATGAGGCCAATCTGGCTCCACAGTTGATGGAGGACCTCCGCCAAGGAGTCGCAGCCTGGGAGCCAACTGACCCTGATCGATTTGACAATGAGGAGCTTCTGGAACGGGAAGCTTCAATGGGCAAGTCGAACTTTATGCTGCAGTTCATGTTGGATACCAGCCTGAGCGATGCTGAACGATACCCCCTGAAGTTTGCTGACCTAATTGTCAGCCCGGTTAACCCAACAGAAGGCCCAGATAAGATCGTCTGGTGCAGTGATCCACGGAATGTCCTAAAAGACCTGCCGGCTGTTGGCCTGCCGGGCGACTGGTATTACTCGCCGATGGCCATTGGCCAAAACTGGGAAGCCTTCTCTGAAACCATTTGTGCTGTTGACCCCAGCGGACGGGGCCTGGATGAGACAGCAGCTCACTTTATGAGCCAAAGGAATG